GAGTAATTCCACGAAAGATTGTGCAGTTCTCAGAACTAAGAATCAAGTCAGAACTGGCATAGCAAAAAGCAACTAACCAAAAAGCAAAATAGCCTGTTAGGAAGTTTATTCCCTAACAGGCTATTATTGTTTATGAGGCTATAGAAACACAAATAGCCTAGATACAGGTTTTATCCCATATCCAAGCTATTGCGTGAGTAACCTTATTTTAGGTTTGGCGCTAGTAACTACCCTACTCTAGTCACCGATACGAGCCCTAGTAGCTTTTTTATACGTGGTATCTACCTAGTCTCATAATAGACTGCCACGGTAGATAGTTGCTTAGGCTATCTACGGTTCGCATTAGGTGACTGATAATCTACCCTTGTCACCTAATGCCGCACTGAGCCTATCACCCTATTTATACTCGCTCAGTCGAGTTATGAGAGTATGTATGAATCCCTTACTCTCACTAGCTACTCTAGCATAGCCTTGAACATCTGTCAAGCACTATTTTAGAGCACTAAGCCTTCAAGATGCTCTCTGCTGTTGCTCGCACCTTCTCAGTCGCCCAATCCTTATGTGCAGTCTTGATAGAATCCATAAGGTTCTTGAGTTGAAATTCGGGAGTAGTCTCGTAAATCTCTCGAAGTTCCTTTGTAGCACTTTGCATCGATGAAGTCTTTGCAGCAACGAACTTCTGTCGATTGACTGCCTCGAAAATATCCTTGTCACCAAACCAATCCTTTGATTCCCTTGCTTCTGGAATACCCTCATACTGCAATGGATCAAACTTGTAAAGAATGGGCTTTTTCAAGTCTTCGCCCATGAAAGTCTTGACTTCGGCGGAAAGAGCATCATCAATTTCTGACTGACTCTTTCCCTCGGCTGCGAGTAGTTCACTAAGTCGCTTCATTTTGCTTATCTCCCTTATTTGGTTACTAAAAATAGTGAATGGTCCCGGCTTCGCAGATTTTCATCTTAGGTCAGAGCCTACACTTAGATTATATACAGTTCCTCGGTTATTAGCGTTGGCTGTATAGGTTCCTGCCTGTGTAGGATGCTAGTCGCACGGCCATTCACTTCCTACAGTCTACCATGCCTCATACTGCAAGTCAAGAGAATAATGTGTCCTGAATAGTGGAATTGTTGATAGTTCAGAAGCGTCAAGGTTTTGACAAGGTGCCAAAGGATTGACTGGTCAGTTTATTGACATGTCCTCAAAACATTACATGGTGGCTTCGGCTTCCTTTACTTGAAGTCTCATCATGCCTACTAGGCAGTCTCACACGACTTGGAGACCGTAAGCCTTGCCAAGTCAGTCACTTAGGGCAATTCTTCAATCCAGCACTACCATGATAGCACCCTTCCGAGCCAGAGTCAATCGTCAAGTTCTTGACACCTTCCTCGTAAAAGTTAGTAGTAAGGTCTTTGTTTTTTTTATTTTTTTTTTTACAACTAACCATTACAAGTAACACGTCAAGAACTTGACACTTGACTCGGGGCCAAACCCATGCTACCATAGGGACGTGCTGAGTGCTTCGGGTGGCTAAGTGCTTACGAGTCAGCTACTTGGAGCCATACGGGCATGCTGGAAGGCCACAGGGGGCACCGAGAGACTGAACCGAAAGGTCGCAGAACCTGGCATCCAAAAACTTCGGAGCCTCTGAACTATTACTAATGGAGATGATGAACAATGAATCTAATTTACAATCTAAATGAACTAATTTTCTACAAAATATTACGAATGAATGAAGTACCATTATGGGCAGACAAAATTCGATGGTTTTTTGAAAGATTATTTCCCTACAAAGATGAATAATTCATTTTTGAAATAATTATAATAGATAGCAGGATTTGATTATTATAGGTTGGACCTATAAAAATAATTGAATGGTTTTACTACGTTCAAATCGTAGCTGCTATCTATTATAATTATTTTCAAGTTTTGCGTCGAATTGCATAAATGAGATAAATATGACTAAAAATTACAAAGTTTGTGCAATAAAGCACAATACGCGAGTAACTAGCGATATAGTTACATAACCTAACCTAACATGACACTTCATGTAGTGACTTACAAAGAGAAAATTTTCGACTTTCAAGTTGGACTAAGTAATAAACAGGCAGAATCAATCCACGCGCTAGTAGCTAGTAAAGGACCAGACTGGGGTTTTAATGAATTTGACATTACAAACATAGTGCAATTCATAGAAAACATCAAAAACGGATATACTGAGCATCAAGCAGAATTTTGGCCCAAAAAAGCATTAGAATGTGCTAGTAAAGATCATGATGTATCAGGTAAATGGGATAAAGAAAAGAACGTGGATATTTTCACTTGTAATGATTGCAAGTGGGAACTTGAGCATCCAAGGCAATAGATAATCCAGTTTGGCCGTATCTGTTGAAAAACGGCCAATTATTGATAGAGAGATTGAATCATTATTACTAAAGCAATAACTAAAATGATACACCCATTTATCCCATCCGTCCTAGATTCATCAAAATGTGCTATTTGTGCATTTGATGCAATTTCTCATGGTTCTAATGCAGAATGCGAATTTTGTGATTTTGTTGGTTCATGCGAAATTGACTATGTTACAAAATCGCTTTGCTGTAGTTCATGTATGGATATCTCCGCGCGAGTTACTAGAGATGAAGCGCGAAATAATTTATCTCTAATTGATTCAAATGGACCTAATCCAAATCCTGAAACTGCAAGATTTATTCAAGATACAAATAGACTTCCCAATTTTTCACACGAAATCCATACTCCAGTAGATGAAGCCTTATCAATAATTGATGATTCAGATTTAATTGCTAACTCACAATTACTCGATAAAGCAATGAATCATATAACATTTTATAATGCTCAATCAATTCCAAATATCGAATTGAAAAATGCAATTGATAATGATGATAGTATTCTGCCAGAAAATAAACTCGAAAGATATTCACAAGTAATGCTAGAAAGATTCGAGACTTTTCAAAAGAATATTTGGGAGCATCAGAATATTGTATATGAGAATACCGAACGCGCATTAAAAATTCGAGATGATTTAAGAGCATTTGGTAATGGTATTCGTAGAGAGATTAGAGAAAAATTAACTTTACAAGATTCTGAATACCAGATTGAAAAGAAAGTAGTTAAGCCAGTTATCAAGAAGAAAACTGCACAAGAAAAACTCATAGAAAATATTATGATTGCTCGAAATTGTAGTAAAGAGGAAGCTACTAAATTGTATGAAAAGATGGAATTGGGATAATTATTATGATTAGAATTAAACTCACATTCACAAATGATGTTACTCAGACATATTTAGCAAAAGAGATTTATAAAGATGAAAATAGAATTATAATTAGAACTGAATTTGGATTTAGAAATTTTGAATTAAAGTTTGTTGAATCTATTATTTGTATGAGTTAATTATGATTACCAGAGTAATTACAGTTCAATTTGAAATTACTTACGACGAAAATAATGAGCGACATTCCTTCGCGAAATTAGATGATACTAAGAATGGAATTGTCAGAGGATTAGAACCTTTTAAGAATTTAAGATTTCTATTTGTTCAAGATAGTCCAGTTCAATATAAACCTGATATTGTGGTAAAATAAAATGCCTCTTTATTGGACAAATAATAATTTACCAGTAACTGATAAGCGCATCCTAAAACTTAAATGCGGCTGCATAGTTCTTAGATTGGGTAAGAAAAGAGAATTTAGAAGTATTTGTTTTAAACATGCTTATAATAATCAAGGTAAATTAAGATGAATATTAATAACTCAATCGAACACAATAAAAAAATTTTAGAGATTAGAGATTTTATACTTCAAAAATTTCCAAATGCAATTTTTGGTTATGAATCTGAAATAAAAGAAGATAAAACAATTAAGAACTACATAATTATTAAAATTGAATAATCATCATGTCAAGCAAATTACAAGAAAAATGTCCAGTTTGTAATCATACTGCAATAGAACTATCTCGAAAACAAATTGGAAATCAAATCTTAATTAATCTACAGTGCAATCATTTGTTATTTGTTGATGTTGTAGAAGACTCCAAATTAAATGATTATTCAGCTATCACATTTGATGGTGATAATAACTGCAATCATCAATGGGGATTAGAGAAAAATCGTACAACTTGTTTAAAATGCAATGCTCATAAGTTATATGATTTTCAAGTAACTGGTGCAAGCCTAATTGAAAAATATAATGGCAGATTCGCTTTATTTGATCAGCAAGGTCTTGGAAAAACTATTCAAGCATTAGCTTATCTCAAATTAAATTCATCAGCTATTCCTTTTCTATGGGTAACTAAAGCAGGAATTAAATACCAGCATTGCAGGGAAATTACTCGTATTTTAGGTGATAGTTATTTTCCTCAAGTTTTAAAAAAGGGAACTGATAAATTGTTTCCTGGATTTAAATCTTACTTGTCCTCATATGATTTACTTAAGAAAATTGATTTATCTGAAATAACTTCTATTGGCATTAAATGTATTATTCTTGATGAATGCCAAGCAATAATGAATCCTTCTGCATTAAGAACTCAGGCATTAAGAACAATAGTAAAACAAGTAGATAAAATTATTCCTACTTCTGGCACACCTTGGAAAAATAGAGGCCCTGAGTTTTTTACAGTTTTGAATATGCTCGACGCGAAAATGTTTCATAATTACCAACATTTCATCAATACAGAAGTTGGTTATTATTATCAGGGTAATAAACTTGTAACTGGTGGCATAGCAAAACCAAAAGAATTTAAAGAGAAAACTCAACATATCCTAATTCGTCGCGAACGCGAAGAAGTAATGCCAGAATTACCAATTATCAGCAGACATAAGTTTTTAGTCGAGGTACCAAAATCTGCTCGCCTTGCATACAAAGAAGAAGAAGACAAATTAGTCCAGATATTTAATGATGCATTGTTAGAAGGAACAGAGGATTCATTTGAAACTCAGAAAGCAATGAATACAATTCTGATGCAAATGAAGCAGATTGTAGGCATTGCAAAAATTCCTTCTACAGTTGAGTTAGCACAGGATTTTCTAAGCGAGACAGATAGAAAACTTACTATTTTCGTACATCATAAAGAGTGCGCGAGATTAATAGAGAATCAATTAAAAACCTATTGCATGGAAAATTATCTTCCTTTGCCTTTGGTTTTATCATCGGCAATGTCACCAGAAGAAAGATTTACTTGCCAAGAAAAGTTTAATGGTAATAAATATCGCCTATTAATCGCAAGCACATTAGCTTCTGGTGAAGGTCTTAACTTACAATCTTGTTCTGATTGCATAATGCACGAAAGACAATGGAACGCAAGTAACGAAGAACAAGCAGAAGGTAGATTTATTAGAATTGGTCAGACTTCTACTGCTGTAGTTGCAACATATGTTCATGGTGATGATACAATTGATACAATTCTAGATGGAATAGTTGAGAATAAAAGAATTGCATTTCAAGCATCCTGGGATAAAGAAGTAAAAGCAAGTTTTGATGAAAGTGCTGTAACAAAAGATATTATTCTAGAAATTGTTAGAAGAAGGAGATAATTTTTCCAAATGCAAATCCAATGCCCTTCATGCAAAAACGATAACTTATCAATGATAGAAAAGTTATATGAAGTACCAGTTAAAAATTTAATTGTCAAGATTATGTTTTATTGTTCAGTTTGTAGTAAAACTTTTTCGGTGAATAAAGATGACTAAGAAAATTGAGCAACTAGAACTAAAACATTTGAAATTAGCATTTAATGAACATCTAAAAAGACTTAGCACATCATATACTGCTAAAGAAAAGAATGCTTATTGGTCACATTTTTATAATGAATTAAAAAAGAATTGTTCAATTATTGAGACTTAAAAATGTGCTACATAAAATTTCATCAATGCAAGTATTGCAATAAAGAATATGATTGTAATATTCAGACATCACTATGCCCAACTAGAAATAATGATAGAGATGCTAATATGTGTGATGAATGTAGAGGCAAGATAGAAGATGAATTATTGCATAAGCATCCTAAAGATTTGATTTTAGATAATTTGGTTGGAAAATTCTCAGATGACTAACGTAGAAAAATACTTAGCAGAAGTTCAAATTCTGCATGAAAAGTATTTAAAAGAACTGGGTGCATTTGCAGTTATTTTTATTGAATTAGATAATAATGTCGCTGTATATGGTAATACTTGTGCTACATGTATGGTGCTAAATTATCTTATGACTCATTCAGAACATCCTCATGCTTTAATAGAAGATCCAAGAAAGAAGTCGATTAATTAATCATGAGTAAGAAATTTGTAGTCTTAGATGCAACAATTTTATCTTCTTTAATGTCATGTGCAAGATACATGGATTTTAGATTCAATCAATCCTTAGTATCAAAAGAAGGTAAGTCAAATGCAATTTCTTGTGGTTCTTTAGTTCATATTATCCTTGAATGGTATAATAAAGGATTAATTGAAGGTAATTCGCGCGAAAAATCAATTCAACGCGGATTAGATGCTGGTAATGAATTTATCAATGGGCCAGCAGATAAAAATAAGTATATTCATGGTGATGATATTGACGATTTCGCCCAAAATATCCCAGAAGAATCAGATAAGAATAATATTGGTTCAAAGTTCGTATTTGAAACGATGCATGAGTATTTTGATTTTTGGCGAAATGATTCATTTACCGTACTAGCGTCAGAAGAAGTTCGAGAAATAAAGATTTACGAAGATGATGATATTGCAATTAAATGGAAAGCTAAATTCGATTTAATCATAGATTCTCAAGCGGGTATTATGTCAGTTGACCACAAAACTATGAAGCAACGCAGAGATACTATGTCCATGAGTAATCAATTTATGGGGCATTGTATCTTACTTCACAGTAGAAATGTAATGATTAATAAGATTGGATTTCAAAAATCACTTAAGCCAGAAGAAAAGTTTACTCGAAATATTATCAGTTATACCTCAGATAGATTAGCCGAATGGCAATTTGAAACAGTTCCACATTATGCTCGAATGTTAGTTGCATATACTGAAGCAGGATACTTTCCACCAAATCATAATAACTGTGAAAACAAATTTGGTCAATGTGAGTTTTATCGAAAAGATGTATGCAATAATGATCGTGGTATGAGAGAAGAAATGTTAAAAATCAACTTTCGCGTTGGTTCAAAATGGGATATTTCTAACAATGATTGATATTGCAAAAGTTAAAATCTCAATGAGTAACTTAATTGTATCAGCTAGAAAGTTGAATGAATTAACTGACTCATTTACTATTCAATTAAAAAATATTGAAGATTCAATAAATAACTTGAAATTAGGGGTTGAATCAGAAATTGAAATTCCTAATTTAAAATTAAAAACTAAATTTGGATATGGTCGAATTGAAAGTAAATGGGGATTTTATATTCATGAAGATACTCAATATTGGCACTGGCTCAGCGCACCTCGATATTTAAGAATTAAAGTAATTGAATATATTCCACTACTTTTTGAGCAATTAGAAGAAGACGGAATTAAGTTAGTTGAGAATCTTAAGAAAGCAACACAAGTCGCGCAGGAATTTATCGACAAAATTAATAAGAAATAATCATGAACAAGCACATCCACAAATACATCCGCATTCGCATAGGAATTAAGCGTAGGGAAGAATACAAATGTTCCCTACCCGGATGTACTCATCATACATTTCCCGAATTAGTAGTTGGTAGGGAATCTATTTGTAATTATTGTGGTAATATTTTCTATATGAATAAGGCATCAGTTAGATTATCCAAGCCTCACTGCGGATGCTTAAGTAAGAAATCAGGTTCAGTTAAAACTATTGAAGATTTCTTGTTGGATAAATTATAATGACTAAAAAAGATTTAATCAAACTTAAGAAACTTCTTGAACATATTAAAGATCCAGATGGATATGTAAAAGAAATGATTGCTGTAGTTGATAGAAATTTAGCAATTTATGAATCAATGCGTGGTCAAATGAAAGATCAATATTATCGAGATGAGCTATAAAAATGCCTACAATGTCAACGATTAATCATGATATTCATTTTAGTCTATTTAAAGGTGATCCAGGAACTAGAAAATCAACAGCAGCATTATCATATCCTAAACCAATTTACTTTTTCAGCTACGATAGAAAGATGAATGCATTAACTATTCCTATGCAAAAATGGAATATTAATCCAGATGAAGTGCATTATGATGATTATGAAGATTGGACTAAGGCTGCATCTAAATTAGAAGAGTTTAGAATCAAATGTCCATATAAAACAATTGTAATTGATTCTATTACAACATGCGCTGATGCTATGTTAAGGCAAACTCTTAAATTAAAAACTGGTAATAGAGCATCTGGTGCTGCTGCTGGTAAATTAATTGGAGGCATAGCAGTTAATGAAATAGAAGATTTTAATGCAGAAGCAGGTGGATTAAATGAACTTATGGCATTAACAAAAGATATCCAAAAGTTTCATAAGATTGATGTAATCCTAATTGCTCATATTATTAATCGTGATAGTAAGAAACTTGATGGCAAAGTAGAAGTATCACGAACAATTGTTACTGCTGGTAAAGCACCCGCAGCAAAAATTCCCGCGATCTGCGACGAAACATATCATTTTGGTATTGAACGCGCAGTGATTGAAGGGCAGGGTGGAGCATATATTATTCAAACAACTAATACTGGAAGTGATTATGCTAGATCGAGTTTACCATTACCAACAGTAATACAAATTAATGATGATCCTTTGTATGAGAAATATATCCTGCCAGCAATCAATAAGTTAAAGGCTGGTCCTGTTACGAACTTAATAACATGAAAATTAATATAGAATTTAGAAGTCCAACTCCAAGTCATGTTGAAATTGCTATATTTTTAGATGGAGGATATACTGGAACTATTACAACAACTATTGGAGAAGCAGCATGTTTACATCAAATACTATCTCATGGGTGTGCTAAAAATATAGACAGTTTTAGTTCAAAAGGTTCAATTCAATATAATAAGAGGAAAAACAATGAAACCTGAATACGTAATTATGGTTGGAAATTTGTTTCTTAAGTCAGCTTATACTTATGAAGATAGTTTTTCATTTATATCTTCACAAGAACAAGCAAAAAGATATACAGATGAAGAACTACTTAAGAAAGATATTGCAAGATTGGAACTTCATAAGGTTCCATATGTAACAATGAAAATCAATATTATGGCAGAGATTCAGGTTATTGTACCTAATCTTGTCAAAGAAGATGCCTCCCTCTAAAACAACAACAAACAAAAGGAAAAACACACAATGATCGTAGAATTCTCTGAGTCAGATGTTCTTGGTTCTAAGTTAGTTACTCCAGGTTGGTATGAGGTGCTAGTCGAGAGAATTGAAGATAAGGCATCCTCTGATGGAAAATCCATTAATGCATGGATTAAGGGTAAGATTGTCAAGAATGCTGATACTGGTTCAACTGATTTCCAAGGTGTTCCAACGCCTTTTAATTGGTTGATTAATTCTAAGGCAGCATTTGGACTTACTCCAATTCTACGCGCTATTGGAATTGAACCAAAACCCGGAGATAGAGCAGACGTAGAAGCAATTGCTGGTAAACGATTCGAGATGTTTATTGGCAATGGAATTAACCCTAAGAATCAACAGATGCAGAATATTCAAACGGGTCAATTCAGGCCATTGAGAGAAACAGTTAGTAGCTAATAAGTACTGGATTCTATCTGAATATTGATGGGAATAAGATGGTAATGAGTCGCAAATCATTATGAGCAAATCCATCCATCACTTTTTAATGAGGATAAAATGTCAATTCCAGATTACTATTTTGGACCTGAAAAAGAAGTAACTGATCCAGATGATGAATTGCCAGATGATGATGAAGATGATGAGTTATCTGAGGAAGATGAAACAGAAGAAGATTTACCAGAAAATGAAGAGGACAATGAAGAGTTAGATGATTAAGTGAATCATCGTAATATACTCTGAGTCCATTTAGTCCATTTTCTGGTAATAGGGTGTGTATTGGAGCAGAAAATTTCTCACACAAAAGAGAATATACTCTGATTCTGATACACACCCAACTTTATAAAGGGAAATTGATATGACAGTTAAAGAGTTAATTGAGCATTTAAAAACCTTTGATGAAAATCTTGAAGTTATATATAGAGAATGTTCTGATTGGTCACAAATGAGAGCGGACTTAATTACAAAAGAGAAAGGTGTAGATAAAGATTATTATATTATGCGTTCACATAGAACTATGGTTGATAAAGATAAGGCTACTGAGAAAGAATATGTTTGTTTTCCGGGAAATTGAGGAAATTGATATGCGTACATCTATTACAAATCATACTAAGAAAGAATATATTGGTGATGGAGTTTATATCCAACCAACAGATTTTGGAGATTATTTACTAACAACTGAGAACGGTATTGAAGTAACAAATTCTATATGGCTTGAACATAGAATGTTTGATTTACTTATTCAATATAGGGATAGAATTAATCAGGAAAATAAATAAATGCAAGACAAATTAGCAATTCACGCGCGAGATGGTAAAGTTTATATTAATTTTCCCCAACCAGTTACTAATGTTGAATTTGATATTGCAACAGCATTACAAGTAGCAGAAGGATTAATTAATAGATCTAGGCAGGCATTGCAACAACAGAAACCACTTATTGTTATTCCGAAGGTTAATTAAATTGAAATTCTATTTTAGTAATAGTTTAAGAAAAGATGAAGAACTAATGAACCGATACAATGTTTTGTTTGCTATTGCAAGAGGAAAATCACCTTGCATCAGTCATCATAAACATCCATTTTATGAGTTAATTATTTTTGATTATACGTTTGGAGTCAGATTCTAATGAAAGAAGCAGAACTCATACCAATTGATCCAGTCAAGAGAATTAAAGGAAAGATTACAAAAGTTGACCCAACAGGATTTGGATTTATTACATCAGCAGAACAACCATTTACTACATTCTTTTTTCATTGGTCAGCATTGATGCATAATACAAAGCATTTTACTGAATTAAAGAAGGGCGATTCAGTAATGTTTGAGCCAATTGATTTTACTGATCCAATTACTAATGAGTATAAAGGTTGGCGTGGAATAAAAATTGAGGTGATTTGATGAAAGTTACTGCTATTACACCACTACCAATAAAAAATTCTGTTAATATTGAATTATCAAACTATGAAGCCTCAATTCTTAAATGGTTATTTTCTAGAGTTAGAAGAGAAATGACTAATATTGCTACAGAGCATCTTAAGTTTGTTGTAGATCTTGAACAAGAATTAATGCGAATTGTTTAAGATGACTTACAAGGAAAAATATCTTTTATCAAAATCATGGAGAATTAAAGTAAGTACTGTTTATAAATATCATAAGAAACAACATGATAAATTTGGTAAAGAATGGAAAATCAGATTTACTGCTCAATATTTTGGAATATCTCTCGCGCTTGTAAGTGAAAATTTAAAGTTAGGTAAGAATCTAGATAAGCTAGTTGGATGTAAATCGAGAAATCAGGCATTAAAACTAATCAAAGATGAATAAAATCTATGTTCCCGGAAAAGGCAATGGATCTGCTAAAATTGCCATTATAGGAGAAGCCCCTGCAAATATGGAAACTGAGCAATTAACTCCATTTGTTGGTGCTTCTGGTCAACTTCTTAATGCAATGCTCAAAGAAATAGGCATATCGCGCGAAGAATGCTGGTTAACTAATGTTTGTAAATATCAAATTCCTCCGAATTTGGGTAAGCAGAAAATTCCTTTTCGTGTTAGAGCTGAATCAATTGGGATAAATGTAGATGAAGAAGTTTCAAATCTTAGAAAAGAACTTCTTACAATTAGACCAAACATATTAATCCTTCTCGGAGGATCTGCTTTATATGAATGTGCTGGTAAATCACCTATTCAGAAATGGCGCGGATCAATTATAAGTGCATTTGGAATTAAAGCAATTTCAACATATCATCCTTCACACATACTACATCAAGAAGGAGATGTAAAAGGTTATTGGAATAAGTCAATAATGAAATTTGACTTAAAGCGCGCGGTTAAACAATCTTATTTTCCAGAAATTCAACTGCCTTATCGTAATCTCAATATTTGTACTTCACCAAGTCAATTTTATGATTTCATCCATAGAAATCGCTTTAACAGTAATCCTGCTATAGATATTGAAGCCTTTAAATGTATTCCTATTTGTATTGGTATTAGTTTTATTCCAGGTGAAGGCATAACTATTCCTTTATGGAATCATCATAATATATCATCTCTTAGTAATCAAGATTTAGCTATTCTTTGGAGCATGTTATCAGAATTTCTCGCGAAACATAGAGTAATAGGACAGAATTTTAACTATGATAGAGATAAGATTAAGAGATTAGGATTTATTGTCAAATCGCTTTATTCAGATACTATGCTTAAGGCTTTTTCTATTAATCCAGAATTTCCTAAAAATCTCGCATTTAATACGAGTATATACACAGAAGAACCTTATTACAAAGACGAAGGAATGTATGAAGGTAAAGTATCCGACTTATTAATTGGATGTGCTAGAGATGCTTGTATTACGCAAGAAATTAATACTGCTATGGACCCTGATTTAGATGAATTAGGAGTTAGGCCGTATTATGAGAAATTTCTTCTTCCCTTGTACAATTTATATGGCAAAATCGAGAATATAGGCTTTAAGGTTGATGAATCTTTAAGAAAAGAAACAATTATTAAATACATAGAATGGGACGAGCAAATTCGCTATAAACTTTATAAAATTGTCGGATGCGAAGTAAATGCTTCATCTCCAAAACAGATTACAAATTTACTTTATGAAAATTGGAAACTTCCTTTTCGTGGTGGAACTGGAGAAGAAGTATTAACTCAACTATTAAATCAAAATGTTAAAAGTGATCTTCATAGAAAAGGAATTGAATTAATCTTAGAAGATAGGCAAGTTAAAAAAACTTTATCTTCCTATTTATATGCGCCTACTGATTTTGATGGTAGAATGAAAACTTCTTATTTCATTTGCTTAGAAACTGGTAGATCAGCAACACAGCAACAAGATCCTCCATTAAGACCACAAGTAGAAGTTAGAGATGAATATGGGCATAGAAAAAAGCAATCTATTGGAATGGCATTTCAGACTATTACTAAACATGGTGAAATAGGACCAGAGGTAAGAAGAATATTTGTACCCGATGAAGGTGAAATATTCTTACAGGCTGATAGTTCACAAGCTGAAGCGCGAGTAATTTTTCTTTTAGCAGAAGATTATGAAGCACTAGAAGATATTGATAAAAGAGATTATCATGCTTATACTGCATCGTGGTTTCTCGGCGGGTCGGAGGAACAACACAGTAAAAAAGCTCATGGTGGTAAAGAATCTCCTGAAAGATTTCTTGGTAAAACTTTAAGGCATGCTGGTCATTTAGGTGCATCTAAACGACGCGCTGCATTAGAAGTAAATACTCAAGCGCGAAAGTATAAGATTCCTATTGTCATTACTGAAGCAATAGCAGATAAAGCATTAAAAGTATTTCATGCAAAGCAGCCTAAAATTA